AATATATTTTCTAAAACCACTAGAAGTATTACAACTCAAATGAAACAAAATATAATAAGCTATTTTTATGATCCACTTTATCTTGTACATGAAGATACAAGTAGAAATCCTAATCGAACAATAGAAGAGAGTATTCGCACTGTAGTACGAAGGAATCTGGGTAATCAACAATTTAGAATTATTAAACAATGATAGGTGACTAAATATTTGGATATAAGAAAAAAGTATTTGCTTTAGAAAGTTAGATTTGCTATACTCATTATAGTTAGAGGTACAAAAATTTATGGCAGAAAGTAGACGACGACAGATTATAAATTTTATCGTTGATGAACTTAAAAAAATAAATGGTAGTACATCTACTTTTAACGCAAGTTATACATATAATACAAACGTTTCTAATAATGTCTTTAGAAGGTTAAAATTCATTGATGAAGTTAATGATTTTCCCGCTATTTACGTAAATGCTGGTAGAGATGTGAGAGACTACAGTTCTGTAGGCTTAACTTCTTCTGATTTAGATGTTATACTAAGATGTTATACTAAGGACGAAGATCCTGTAGATACTTCGGAAGCATTGTTAGAAGACGTAGAACATATCTTATACAGTGTAGAGACTGGAACCGATAAAGGAATTCAACAAATTGAAATTTCTTCTATTTCAACAGATCAAGGGTTAACAGCTCCTTTTGGGATCGGTGAAGTTTCGCTTTTGATTAGATATGATTTAGAAAATTAAAAAGGAGCTTAAATAAATGGCTGCGTCATTAAATTTACAAAGAAATACAAGGGTTTTTTACTCTACAGTTGATATCAACGGTGGAGCGGCTGTTACGGCTGTAAGCCCAGCAAATACCTGGCAGATAGAGGTTTTAGCGGGATATGCGTTTAGTCAAGCAGCAGCAACCCAAGACATTACGTCTTTGGAAAGTGGTTCAACTCCTGATCGTTCACAACAGAGGTTCAATACAGCTATTAACCCTGTTGATTGGAATCTTCAGGCTTACTTGAAACCCACTCGCGCTACCTCACCTTTGGGTACAACGACTAATAATATATTACAAAACGGAAATGTTACTCCTGTTGCGGATTGGTTCCTGTGGCAAGCACTATTAAGTGCAACTGCCCCAGCAACTGGTACGGTTATGCAAAGTGCATGGCAAGGAACAGGCGCAACTACTATTGCAAAATGGGAAAACAATAATCGAACTGCGGCAGCTAATGTTGCGGCAAGTAATCCTAATTTTGCTACAGCAAGCGAATCACACATGTACTTAAAAGTTGATAACGTTGTTTATCAACTTGCAAATGCTACTGTCAACCAAGCATCAATTGATGCTGCTATTGATGGAATTGCGACTACTACATGGACAGGTTTTGCAACTAATCTTGTAGAACTTACAGGCGGACCTCGTAATGTCGCCATCTCAGTTTTTGGTGGTGAATTAAATAATGGTACATCTGTAACAGCTAATTCTAGTATTGATCTTCCAGCAGTTGCTGTTACTGGAAAGTATCATACTTGGAATTCTTACAATATTGCCTCCGGCGGGGCAACAAGTGCTGAATTTATTAAAAACCGTTTATCTACTATTGATATTACTGATACTTCCAGTGGAGATTCAGCAAGTCATACTTTCCCTGTAACGGGATTGACTTTTGATGTTAATAACAATATTACTTATTTAACACCAGAAGAGCTTGCCTCTCTAAATCAGCCTATTACTCAGTTTACTGGTACTCAGGCTATTTCTGGTTCTATTAGTGCATATCTACGTAGCGGATCGACAGCAAGTGACAATTCTGCTTCTTTCCTACGTAATATTGCATCAAATACATCGCCTCAAATTGCACAAGGAACACAAGCCAATCTAGTAATTGGTGGTGCAACTGCTCCTTATTTTGCAATTGATATGCAGGCGTGTCAGTTTAGTTTCCCAACACATGCTATTGAAGATGTGGTTGGTTTAACGGCTGAGTTCTTAGCGCAAGAAACAACTGCACAGAGAGGTGCAGGTGCAAACGTAACATTTGTTACGCAAGCAGCGTAATACTAAATTTCTAGAGGGGTAGAAATTAAAATTTCATGTGGGTGTTCATCGTGTTAACAATGTGTTTTAGCTCTTCCCCTCGGCTAAAACTCAAGTTGAAATCGGTGAACACCCTTTTTATATAAAGGAGAGGGGAATAAAATGAGCAAAATTGCATCCCTAATGGCAACTGAAACAGTTGTCGATGTTGAGTTTCCAGATATTGACGGATTTGTTGTAAATCTGGTTTATTTAACAAGAGAAGATTTAATGAAGATTCGTAATCAGAGTCTAACATTTAAATTTAATAAACGTACTCGTCAGAGAGAAGAAGAAATTGATAACGACAAATTTTTAGAGGCGTATACAATTCGCGCTATTAAAGGTTGGAAAGGATTACAAATTAAACATCTTCCTATGCTTCTTCCTGTTGACATTAGTTCAATGAATGGAGATGAATATGTTGAGTTTTCAGAACGTAAAAAACTCACCGACTACCTCCGCAACCAGTTCCAAAGTGGAGGCGTAACTCGCGAACAATATTTGCTAATGTGTGAGCAAATGGGGTGGGAACCAGACGAAATGGAAACACCTCTTGAGATAAACGATTTATCTTATGAAGCTCAACTTGCATTATTTTTGTTTAATATTTTACCTGATAAAATTGAAGGTATGAGCGGGTTATGGTTAGGTAAAGATTTTTCTGGACTTGGCGATATCATGGCTATCTACGGAATTGAAAAAAACCGAGATGCATTTGACTTACTTCAAATTTGTATTTTAGAAAGTGCAAAACATTATGAAGCTCAAAGAAAATTAGAAGAATCTAAACATAGGGCAAGAAGATAATGGCAATTATTAAAAACATAATTGAAACTACTTTTAAAACTAAAGGTGGTAAACAAGCGGCCAAAACAACCGAATCTATTGGTCGTGCTCAAACACGTCTGGGACAAGCTAGTGCCTCGTCAGGAAGACAGTTTTCTGCCCAAGCATCGGACTTAGGAGTCGTAGTTGCTGCGTATGCTGGTGCGGCAGCGACCATCTTTGCCTTAACTGCTGCTTTTAGTGCTTTAAATAAGGCGGCTGCAGCACAACAAGCTATTGAAGGAACGAGAGTTCTTGCTGCAACGGTTGGAGAATCAGGGGATAAAATTCTTAGTAAAATTAAAGAAATCACCAAAGGCCAACTAAGTATTGCAAAAGCCGCAGCAACCGCTAACCTTGCTTTATCTGCAGGATTCGGCTCAGAACAAATTGAAAAGTTAACAACAGTTGCATTAAAAGCTTCAATTGCTTTGGGAAGAAATTTAGCAGATTCTCAAGACAGATTAGTTCGTGGTGTGGCTAAGATTGAACCAGAAATTTTGGACGAATTAGGTATTATTGTTCGGCTTGATGAAGCTGTGAGAAAATATGCAGATTCTATTGGTAAGGCTGCAGCAGATTTAACTACTTACGAACGTTCTCAAGCTTTTGCTAATGCTGTAATTGACCAAGGACTTAAAAAATTCTCAATTATTGATACAAGTATTACTACAAGTGCAGAATCACTAAATAAATTTAGTGCAAATTTAGGAGATCTTTCTGATGCCTTATTAGGTATTCTTGCCCAAGCAATTAGCCCTTTTATTGAATTTATATCAGGTAATTTTACAAATACTCTAGCAGCGGCTGGGTTATTAGCGGGTCTTATATTTTCTAAACTTAGTCAAGTGGTTAGTGCAGGGCTAGCATCAGCAACGGTGTCTGTAACTGCTTTTGGAGCCAGGTTAGCTGAAACTTTTTCTATTAGAGCTACGGAAGCAAGCACAGCGTTACAAACAACTTTAAGTAAAACATTAAAGGGTCTTAATCTATCATTGATTAGAGGAACTAGAGCTACTCAACTAGCGGCTAAAGAAATAATTAATTTAGGAAGAGCCGGCACTTTAACAGCAGTAGACCTTCGTACCCTTATTAAAACTCTTGAGGCTCAAGGAAGAGCGGGAGTACAGGTTGTAACTGCTTTGAAGCAAGCTAACCTAGCTTATAAGAGTTTAGGTAAAGCAGCGCAAATAGCTGCTACTGCAACCGCTATAGCTACCAGAATAATTACGGGGGCAACTAGAGCGGTTAACCTTTTAGTGGGCGCTATTGGAAAAATCTTTTTTGTCATATCTATTCTTCAAATATTAGCTTCAACTATAGGTAAACTTGTTTTTGGTATTGATCTATTTCAGGCTGCCGGAGACACAATTAAAAAGTTTTTTGAAAATTATACAAAAGAAGCAAATGCTGCAGCTCGTGCACAAGCAACATTTAATAAGTTTTTAATTAAATCTTCTGAGGCAGCTCTCAAGGCCCAGGCGAGTTTGACGAAATATTTTAATGCACAACAAAAGTTTAAAGTGGCGCAAACTATTATAGGGTTCAAGGTGAGCGTAAAAGAATTTACTGGAGAAGACGTTCTTAAAGAAACGACTGAGCGAATTTCTAAAGTAAGAGAAAAATTAAAAAGGATAGTGGAACGATCCAACGCCTTACAGGGCGGCAAGTTTACATTTGATCCGAAGATCTTTGAAGGACAGCTGACCTCTGTGCTACAAGCCCAAGGCTTAGGGTTTAAGCGATCAGAAATCTTAGAAGCTGTTAAGCAACAAAAAACTTCTTTCAAATTACTTTCTACAGCGACTGATAGTCAATTACGGCAGGTATATGGTGAAATAACAGCTAGTGTTATTGCTAATGCAGCAAAGGCGCGTTTTGGCCTTTCTGATGAAATGCGTAATGTTCTCAAAATAGGATTGTTAGATCCCGCTCTAGATGCTAAGGGAGAATTACAATCAGCAGTAAAAGAATTATTCAAAGTATTAGAAGACGCTGTTCCTGGATTATCTGGTCGTTTTCATGCGATTGCTGACGAAATAAAAAATAAGAAGGGAGTAGTTGAAGCATTTACTATTAGTGGTGTAAATGAAGAGGCATTAAGAGATACGGGCGCGAAAGGCAAGTCGATGGCCGGGACAGAATTTGGTGTAGAGGTATTAAAAACAGCTCCAAAGCTTGCCCTTTTAATTGCTATGACAAAAGAATTCCAAAGTACATTGGTAAATACAGCATTTACTTCCGAAGGACTAAGTAAAAAACAAGATGCTTTAAGAAAAACTCTTACAACCACAGCAGAAGCGTTAAAAAAATTAGGTACTAAAGATGCTTTGGGAGCTCTTAAAACTATGCAGGAGCTTCTGGGAGATGACAGTCTTGTTCAAAGTGCTAGTAAGATAGCTACTAATTTAGCTACTTTAGGAGACAGTTTAAAAGACTTATTTGGTAAAGAAATAAAAGCTGCTAAAGATTTATATAAAGTTATTCGATTAGACTCAGAGGGCGTGTTACACCTAAATGAAGATGCGGTAGATGTAGAAAGATCTAGGCTTGATTATTTAAAGAGAGGCGTGGAACTAATCGCAGTGCGAGTTGATTATGAAAAGAAAAATAAGCAAACAGTGGCCGCGTCCTATTACCTTGGGAAGAAAACCACGGAACTACTAGAACTTAGCGCGAAAGAAGGCGAAATCGCAAATAAAACTGCTTCAATTTTACAAGGTATTTATACTAAAATTAATTTAGAAATTGAAAAATATACTAAACAATTAGATAAGGCTAATGATAAGGCAAATCTACTCTTAACAACACTAACAAATCAATTATCTATCCTTGAAGAGCAAGAAAAAATTAATGCTAACGACATAGCAACTAAAAAAGATCAAGCAGCGCTTAGCCAAAAAGAAGCATTACTTCAAACTAAACTTAAGGTAGGAACTGACACAGGTTTACATAATTCTAAATTAGCTTTAGACTTAGATAAATCTAAATTAAAACTAATTAATGCTCAAGTTGCTCAGGATATAGCAAGCATGTCGCGGCTTAAAAAAAGTCTAGAGTATAGTGAACAGATACTAATAGTTGCAATAAAAACTGCGGCGGAAGATGAAAGACGTGCTAATGCTTTAAAATCTTCTGTAGCAAGTGCTTTTGGTAATTTATTTACAGAAAAAGATGCACAAGTTATTGAATTAGAAGCTCTTCGTATTGATGCTTCTGAAGCAGAAAGGCTTCTAGAAAGACAACAAAAGCAATTCGAACTAGATAAAAGACTTGCTAACTTTAAAGTGGATGAGCAAAAAAAGATATTTAATCAAGAACAAATTTTAATTAATCAACGTTTTAAATACGAAGAATTAAAACTTAAAAATGAAAAAACGATAATTAACGAAAGAATTAAAATTTTAAATGATGAAAAAATGCGTGTTGGTCCCGATGCTACATCCCGAATTGAGCAAGCAAACCTCGCAAAAGCTAGTAAAATAGCAACAGCAGAGGCTGCTTTTGTACAACGAAAGATAGCAAAAGAATTTTTAGACAAACAACTAGATTTAATGTTTGAACAAGCAAAAGCGTTAAGAGAACATTCTACTGCTTTAGGTGATGTGTTGTTTATGCATGTTAAAAAAATCGCTGATACTTTAGGAGTAAAGGTAAAGGTTAGTAGGGAGGAGTTTGGAGCGCAGCTAGGTATTGAGGAACTTGGAGAAAAAGTGATGGAATTGAAAATGAACAACATTCTATTACTTAATACATACGAAAGCATTAATACTAAACTAAAAGAAATCGCAAATCAAGAATTTGAAAATAAAAAAATACAAATTAATGCAAAAAAAGACGAAAACCTAGCAGCAATAAAAAATAAATTAGCGATATTGGAACTAGAGAAACTGGCGTTTGTGGAAAGGAAAGGACTACTTGATGAACAAAAAAAGATTGATGAGACAATTTTACAAACAAAAATTAATGCGGCGCGGCACGAATTAAGCGGAGTAATAGATAGCTCACAGCAAGCCGTCGATGCGGCTAAAAGAGAAGTGGCTGCAAAAAATAAAGCAATTGAATCACAAGAAAAATTAAATAGTATTCTCAATAATGAGTTTTTAAAAATTATTGATGATATTGTTGGCGCTATTAGAAATAGGTTAAAACAAGGTGCGGAAGATTTCTTTACAGCTATTGAAGAAGGCACTTTAACTATGGAAAACTTTAAAAAAGGAGTAAAAGATCTATTTATTGGTCTTTTAAGCGATATCGGAAAAAGTGTTTTTAATCGCCTTGTTATGGAACCCTTGGAACAAGGAATTGCAGATATAGGTAAAAATTTATTAGGAGGCATTTTAGGTGATAGTTTTGTTAAACGTGATGGAACTAGTGCACAAAAAGCTTTATTTGTACAAGTTGTTGCAGGAGGAGCAGGTGGTGGACAAGGACTGCTTCAGAAAGCTTTAGCACCTAAACAAAGTGCTAATATAAATGACACGTTGACAGCATCCAATGACACTCTTGCTATAAGTCAAAATGCTGTTCTTGCATCTACAAATAATGCAACAGGCGGACTTAATATTTTTGGCTCCGCATTAGAGTCAGGTAGTGCTGATTTGACTTTGGCAGGTACTCAGTTTACTCAAGGATTTGAACAAATATTTTCAGAAACAGGATCATTTACTGCGGGTTTAGGAAATATTTTCTCAGGAGCCTTTAATGGTATTCTTGGATTAGGTAAGAATATTCTTGGCGGCCTAGGCAGCGCTATTTTTGGCACGGGTGCCGCAGGCACCGGATTACTTAGTGGTATTGGTGGTTTTTTCGCTTCGATGTTTGGAGGCGGTGCCAGTGACCTTCCCCAAGGATTTGCCTCAGGAGGACTTGTTAGACGTATGGCAGCAGGTGGATTAATAAATCAGTCAAACCAAAGAGGAATTAGACATTTTGCTTCAGGCGGTGTGCAAAGAGATAATATTCCTGCGATGTTAGAACCTGGTGAATTTATAATGAGAAAACAGGCAGTTTCTAAAGCTGGAATTTCTGCTATGCAAAGAATGAATGGTACAGGAGGTTCAGGACAAAATATTAGTGTGAATGTTTCTAATGAAGGAGCGCCAAAAGAAGCAGATAGCAGCCCTGATATTAGTATTACTCCAGAACAAATTGTTGTTGATGTTATTTTAAGAGACTTGAAAAATAATGGAGCAATACGTAGAGGAATTAGGGAACAAACATAATGGCAATTTATCCAGATGACGCAACAGCTAATACAACTGCTTTTTCTGTAACTTCTAGTATTACGTATCCTTCTACTGGGGTTGCAACTGTTTTTAATTTATCCGTACCAGTGGAACATAGGGGCGAGGTTGTTGCATTTGTAGACGGTATTCAACAATCAACTATAACATATGCTTTATCAAATGGTGGAGTAACAATTACTTTTAATGATGCCCCTAGTGCTTCAAATCTGACATTAAAAACAATTAGTTTGCCCGCAAGATATCGGTTAAATCGTTCTTTACCTAGTATTGAATCTACTCATTTTTCAAATACTAGTGCTACAGTAGTAAATGGTAATACATATTTAATAAATGGACAAACAACTAACTTCTCATTACCTGCCGGTGTAAGCGGTATTGCTAGTAAAAATGATTTAATGGTTTTTATCAGTGGTGTTCAACAAGGTAATGACTCTTACACATTTGCTTGTACTAATACAGAACCAGAAACAACTTCGGCATCTTATTCTAGAAATTTAGGGTTTCAAGGAATTACTATTGGAGAAAGTGAAGGAACTGTTTTATTACTAAATTTCGGTTCTAATTTTAATGACGAAAGCGAGTCTAGTTTAACTTCTACAGTAACAGGTTCCGTTTTAAGTGGAACTTCTGCTTTTGGAAATTCTGCGGCACTCTTTGATGGTACAGACGATTCTATAACTTTTGCTGATAATGCTGTTTTTGATTATACAGGAGATTTTACTATTGATTGTAGAGCGCGTTTTGACGGAATAGGAGACGCAAGAACAATTTTTTCTCATCGTACTGACGCTTCTAATTATGTTAAATTAAGTAGATTAGCTAATAATAAAATTCAATTTAAGCTTGTAGCAAGTGGAACAGATGTGATAGACTTACAAGGTGGGAGTATTAGTGCGAGTACTTATTATCACATTAATGTTTCCAATCGTGAAGACGATGAGGCAGGTGCATCAGATACAGGAGCCGCAAGACTTTATATTGATGGTACACTAATTGAAGAAGATATTGCTATTCCAACAATTACTTTAAATCCTACAGGAACATTTGATCTTGGTAAATTTAGTAGTTCAGAGTTTTTAGATGGATTTATTGATAGTTTTAGATTTGTTAATAATACTTCTGTATATAATGAAGCTTTTACTTCTCTTCCAGGCCCCTTTACGACTATACACAGTCCGTTAGGACTAACAGGGGATGATACTCTTGATATTAGAACATTTCAAGGATCGATTACTAGTACAGATAGATTTTCAAGTATGGCAGATAGAAAACCTGATACTGGCTATAAACATGAACGTTCTTTTGACGTAGTAACTTTTGAATCACAAGCAGGATATGAAAAAAGACGCCTTAGAAGTAGACGTTCTAAGAGAGATTTTGATTTATCTTATACCAATGTTTCAGGAGTTGAATTAGAAGCACTGGAAAGATTTTTTAAAGCAAGAAACGGCTCTTTTGAATCATTTGATTTTGATTTAAGTCATATTAATGAAGCTGGAACAATTCGAGCAAGATTTGATGGAAATTTAGATGTTTCACATGTTTTATCTTCAGGAAGCACTTTACCAGAAAATTTTTATATTATTAAAATAAAAATTAAAGAGGTCTATGATTGATGACATCTAGAACTTATGATTATATTCTTACTGTTAGTACATCTTCAGGTATTTTTAAAAACAGCAATGTTATTATTGGTGGTACAACTGGCACTGAAGGTGTTATCGCCAATGTTGAGTCTAATAGTAATGGTACGTCTAATTTAAAAGTAAAAGTAAATAATGTTTTTCAAGAATTTACTAATTCAGAATCTATTACTGCTAACGTAATTAACGTTTCAGGAGGGGATTCTAATGCTAGTGCTACAGGAGATACAGCATTTACTCCACCTACACCTGCGGTAAGTAATACTACAACAGGTATTGGACAAGTTCTTGAAATTAATAATAGTAATTATATTAGAGAAAAAAATGCTTTTGAACAAAATCCATTAGTAAGATTATACACTATATATTATCCTGGTGAATGGTTTCCTCCTAACGAAAGTGGTAATCCAGACGGAGGAGAAAATACTGAGACCCCTGGTGCTGGAAGAAATTGGCCCCACAATTTTCCATTAAAATTTGCAGAAATTAGGGGTGATTTACATTCTGATTTACAATATAATGTAACTTTTGGCGCAGAAAGTTTTTCGCCATATCCTGTTGATAGTTCAGGAATTTCAACAGGGTCTGATGGAGAAGTCAATGAAGTAAGTCTTGATATTTCTAATTTTGATAATGTAATTACTTCAATTGTTGAAGATCCAGATATTGTTGGTAATTGTACTTCTAATGCTGTATTTGCTGTAGTTAATGGTGAAGTAGTCAACGGTATTGATCCTAGAACAGTTCCAGCAGATGCTACGTATTCTGATTCAGAACATACGACTGTGCTTAATGCTCAACGTACTGCAGGACATGCTTTTGATCAAACTGTTATTGATAGTATTTATGGATTTCAAAATGCCAGTTTTATTTATACTCAAGCACAAACATCTGGAGTTTTTGGACAAAATGCGTGGAAACGAGAAAAATTGGATAGCAGGGATCTATTAGGAGCAGTTGTAGAAATTAAATCTACTTTTTCTAATTTTTTAGATTACTGGCCTGAGTACTCAGTTACTAAGACAGCTTTTAGTAATGTTCTTGAAATGGTATCTACATTACCTTATAGAGTTGGTGACGAAATTGCATCAAATAGTGATCTTACTACAACAACTTTTGTTGTAGAAATTGAAGAGAATAGATTTATATTTGCAAATAATGAAAATTTAAGTAATACCTTCGCAGGAGAAAAAATATTAATTGTTAATAACGAATCTGATTCTGAAGCGTATGTTAAAGATGTGTTTAAAGTTGATGGATTATCCACTCTTAATGAAAAATTTGCTTCATTTTCTTTAGTAAGCTGGTTACAATATTTTAAACTTATACTTCCTAAAAGGAAATTTTTTAAAAATACTTGTCAATGGACATATAAAGGAGAAGAGTGTCAATATCCCGGTCCAGGAGGATTAGCAATTTCTGGAACTTCGGTAACTAGTAATACAAATCCAATTGATTTAAATAATCAAATAGCAAGTTCTAATTTCGATGACGAGTGTGCTAAAAGTTTTGAAGCGTGTAAAATTAGAAATAATCAATTACATTTTGGAGGGTTTCCAGGTACTGGACGAACTGTTCCAAAACAATAAAAAAATAGGGGAAATTAATGATAAAAGGTTGTATACTTCCATGGATTCATCTTCACGGAAATATTGCTGGAAAATATAAAGCATGTTGTTTTTCTGAGGGAGCCGTAGATGCTGAAAATTTTAATTTAGGTTCTTCAGAAGATAATATTTTAAATGATGTTTGGAACGGACAAGAACTAAAAAATCTTAGATCAGATTTTATGGAAGGTAAAAAGCCAGCACAATGCGTTAAACATTGTTATAAAAAAGAAGCAGTAGGAATTAGAAGTCCAAGAATAGTATTTAATGAAAGATTTGCTAATAAAGAATATAGACAATCTATAACCAGACAAGATGGGTTTTTAGGGGAATTGCCTTCATATATAGATATTCGGTTTGGTAATATTTGTAATTTTAGATGCCGAACTTGTGGACCTGTTTTATCAACTAGATGGGATAAAGACTCTAAAGCATTGAATAGAATACCTGTCGGAGTTATTGATAAATGGACAAATAATAATAAATTATGGGAAGCTTTACCTCAAATTGCGCCTTCTTTAACTGATTTATATTTTGCAGGTGGCGAACCATTAATGCAAGAAGGTCATTATAAATTATTAGACTGGTTAATAGAGAATAATTATACTAATATTTCTATTACTTATAATACAAATTTGAGTGTTTTAAAATATAAAAACTATGATCTTAGAAAATTGTGGAAAAAATTTAAAGATGTTAGATTATGGCCTAGTTGTGATGGATTTGGTAAACAAGGAGAATATACTAGAACAGAATTTAAATGGGGAAGATTTGCATCACATGTAGCAGAAATGCAAAAATATATAACTACTATTAGTAGTGTGGTTAGTATTTATAGTATTTACAGTTTACCAAAATTATTAATATGGGCAAAGAAATATGGTATAGAAGTCCACGGTACTTGTTTAGTATCTCCTGAACAACAAAATATTCAAATTTTACCTAAAAAAGAAAAATTAAAAATTAATCAACATTATAAAGAATTTTTACAAACACATGGTGTTATTTTTAACAAAACTCAAATTAACAATATTTTAGATTGGTTACGGTATATGAATAATGGAGAAACTAATTTAAAATTACAAAAAGATTTCAAGAGATACAACGAACATATGGCATCAGTTAGAGATGATCCTCCTTTTGTCGAAATTTATCCTGAATATAAAAAATGGTATGAATCATTATGAGTAAATATACCAAATATTTGGGAATTCCACACTCATATAATAAAATAAATTGTATTACATTAATTGAATTTATTTATAAAAGAGAATTAAAAAGTAATATTTTTTCTAGTCTTTGGGTTTATTTAGATATAAAATCTAAAGATGGAAAAGCTTATTTAAAAGGAAAAGAATTAACTGGGACTAAATGGACATTTGAAGTAACTTTTGATGAATTATTGGATTGGTGCAAAGATCATGCACAAAAAGTTGATTTGACAGACCTTCAAGAATATGATGTAATATTATTTAAGTCAAGTAAAAATCGTCCAATTCATTTTGGTATGTATGTAGGTGAAGGAAAATTTATTCACATAGAAGAAAAACATAAATCAGAGATTAATTTTTTTGGGGCTAACTGGAGAGAAAAAACGCACAGTATATGGAGAAGAAAAAAAGATGAAATGGTATGAAAAATATGTGGGGTTGCCATTCCAACATTTAGGATTAGATCCAAAAATAGGTATTGATTGTTTTAATTTAATAAAATTTGTATATAAAGAAGAATTAGATATTAAAATTCCTTATGATAGTAGGGATTGGTGTAAAATTGCTGATACAAATTGGTATAATTACGATACTACTCGTCCTTTTGAGATGGGAGCTGTGGAAGAAAATGGATGGGAAAAGATAGAAAAACCTGAATTATATGCTGTAATAACAATGAGTATTGGGTCAACAAATCAAACAAATCATTGTGCATTGTATGTTGATCATAATAAGTTATTACATCTATTGGAAGGTAGAAAATCATGGATAGGTGTTTATGGTAAATATTATAGACAATATACAGTAGGCATATATAAATGGATAGGAATAAAAGATGAAGACAATATACCAAAAATTAATTGAAGACATGTCAAAACATGCCGCTGGAGAATATCCTAAAGAAAGTTGCGGAATAATTACAAAGAATTTTGAATATGTTCCTTGTAAAAATATAAGTCCAAGACCAAAAGAAAGTTTTGTTTTAGATCCAGTTGCTTTGCTTAATTATGAAGACGATTGTTGGGGGGTATTTCACTCTCATCCAGGAGACGAAAATCCTTTACCAAGTGAAGATGATAAGAAAGGAGCGGTTTTCGATGAATATAAGTTTATTGTAGGATTTAGTAATAAATTTTATCTTTATTGGCTTGATAAGAACATTGACGCTATACGATTTGATGATTTTAAAGAGGAACATTTAATTTAAAATGAGAGTTAAAATTCACGTTCATAAGATATTACAAAAATATACTAATGGCCTTACTACTTATGAGTGTGAAGCTAAAGACTTTACTGATGTTGTTAATGCATTAAAAGGCGTTTTTCCAAAATTTAATAATTATTTTAGTTTAGTTTTAAGTGGATCGGCTGGAGAAAATTTAGCTTTTTTAGATAAAAATAAAGCTTTAGTAAATAAATATCATTACGAAATCGGTACATTACGAAAAAATCATAAAGAAATATATATGGTTCCTGTTGTTTATGGATCAGGTAAGACAGGAAAAATGCTTGCGATTATTGCGATTATTGCTATAGCTGCATACGCGATCGGCGCGGCTGGTGGACTTAGTGCTTTATTTAGTCAAGGCGCGGGTGGAGTAGGAGCAACTGCACCAGGATTTTTTGCAAGTTTCTTTACGCCACAAAAACTTTTTGGAATGGTTTTTAGATTAATAATATCACAAATTATTAGCTCTTTAAATAAACCACCCAAAAGACCAGAAGCCTCGTTCGATGCACCAGCAAGAAGAAATAATAATCTTTTTGAAGGATTAGTTAATACAACAGCGCCAGGCACTAATATACAGTTAATTTATGGTCAATCAAGAATTGCTGGTCAATTAATTAGTGGTTTTGTAGAAACTACTGAACACGGTAAAGATGACGATCCCAAAGTTTCTGAAAGGTTTAACTGATGAAAATTAAATTACATTTTCACAAATCTTTAAGAAAATATACAAATGGATTATCTGAACACGAAATAGAAGCGGCTAATATGTCAAATGTTATTAGTGCATTAATAAATTTATTTCCGAAACTTAATTATTATTTAACAGAATTACGTTATACAAAGGTTACACAAGATATTTGTATTATAGATAAAGAAAAAAATCCAATAACTCAACATGATCTTGTTGTAGACAGATTAAAGAAAAAATTACATTCTGTTTTATATATAGTTCCAGTTTTGTACGGATCAGGCAAAGGATTTGGTAAATTTTTATTGATATTAGTCGTTATTGTTGTAATAATTCTTTTGGCTGTTTATATTTTACCTGCATTTGCAGCAACCACCGCAGCAACCACCGCAGGTGCTGCCGCTACTACAGGAGCGGCAACTGCACCAGGATTTTTTGCTGGTATTTTTACTCCCAAATTCTTTTTCGGACAACTAATTTCATTAGTTATTAGTATAGCAATACAAGCACTGAATAAGCCACGAACACAAAAAGTAACATTTATAGATGGCGGACAAAGACGCAATAATGATAGATTTGAATCATTTATCAATACAACTTCATCAGGACAAAGTGTGCCAATACACTATGGTCAAACACGAGTTGCGGGACAATTAATTAGTGGTTTTGTAGAAACTACAGAGCACGGTAATACTGATGATATTAAAGTATCGGAGAGTTTCAGTTAAATGACTGTATATAAAAATTATAGCATAGTACAAGGTTCACATGTACCATGGATAGAAGGAAGCGGCGGAGGAGGCGGTTGTTTCCCAGCAGGTGCACTTGTGTCTACTCCAGAAGGTAATTTTCCAATTGAAACACTGAAAATTGGAGACGCTGTTTATTGTTTTGATAATTATGACATGAAACAGATTTCATATATCGAAAAAACATGGAAACACATACCTTCTGAAACTGTTGGTTATATTATTACAGTAACACATGAAAAAGGAAAATTTAGAGTTACTGATAATCATTATTTATACGATAAAAATAATGATTATAAAGAAGTTAAAGAATGGAAAATTGATGAAGAATTAACTTTAGAGGATAATTCTAAGAGTAAAATATTGTTTTTAGAAAATGAATCGTATCTAGATGAGACTGTTTATAATTTAACTGTTAATACATACCATAACTATATTTGTGAGGATATTAGATTATCAAATAAAGGTGGAGGTGGTAAAGGAGGGGGCTCTGCTCCTGCTGCTGTAGAAGATCCTAATACTTTGTTTTCTACTGATATTCTTTTTGTTACGGTAGCGATTGGAGAGGGTCCTATATACAGAATTAATCCTAACGGGTCACAAGATATTGAATTAAATGATGGAAATGTGGATGATTTAATAAATCTTGATGGTGACGGTGAAGAAAATACAGACGTATTTAAAACTTCAACTAGAACAGGCACTATTGATCAAACTGCTATGACGCAATTTGGTGATCAAATTGTAACTCCACAATCATTACAAAATGCTATCAATTTGAAAAAAGGTAATATTGCAGGAGTTCCAAGAGCTTCTATTGATAAACAAGCTACAAGCCTACAAGATTGGGATAAATTACGATTTAATTTTAGTCTTTCCGGATTACAAGAGTCAGATGAAAACGGTAATGTTAGGGGATTTGCAGTATCAGTAAAAATTACGGTTTTTGATGCAGCAGGAATAACACAAATAGCTTCTGCTGGAAGAACAATTAATGGAAAAACTAATACTCCATTTAAATTTCAAGTACTGGTCGATATTCCTGATGGTAGTAAAAGCACTAACGGATATAAATTTAATGTTGAAAAAACATCTGCTGACAGTGATTCTAATAGAATTGCTGACTCAGTACAATTTACTGGGTGGGATGAAATAGAAGAAGATGATCAAGCGTATCCTCGTACAGCATTAATAGGATATGCTATTAAGTCGTTTGCTGAACATCAAGGTCAAATACCAACTTTTACTTGTTTGGTGAAAGGATTAGTAGTTAAAGTACCATCTAATTATAATCAACCAATCTTAGCCGATGGAGAAATAGATTGGAGACAACTAGAGTGTCCAGAGACAGGTTCCATAGTTATTAATGGTAATTCTACGAGCGTTGGGTATTCCACACAAGGTTATAGATTACAAAAATCAGGAACAGGTACAATTAAAACAGAATTAAATCCTGCACTATATGAAGGTGTTTGGGACGGCACTTTTGTATTTTCTTGGACACAAAATCCTGTATGGATTTTATACGATATGTTAACTAATAATAGTTATGGACTAGGTATACCCGAAGAAAATATAGATAAATTTTTCTTTTATAAGGTCTCTATGTATTGTGATGCTTGTGATCTTACTACTGGACAATATAAAGGAGTAGAAGGTTTCGCTGATGGCACTTTTAGACACAAACCAAGAAATGTGCTTTCAGAAGTTAAAGAAACACTTCTTGGATTACCACGAGATACAAAAGTTAAAGAAAGACGTTTTACTTTAAACCTAACTATTTTTGAAACCAATCAAGTTTTAGATATTGTTCAAAGAGTTTCTTCTACAATGAGAGCAATATTATTTTATTCTGGTGGTAAAATAACTTTAAATGTGGATATGCCAGATGATATTCCTGTGGCGATTTTTAATGACGCAAATATCGAAAAAGAATCATTAGCTTTTTTTGGTACTAAAGAAACCGATATTATAACAGGGGCAGACATAACGTACACTGAGCCAGGTAATCATTATAAAAGAGAAACTATTAGAATAGATGATCCTCAAGCTCTTAGAGATTTACAACAAATAGAAAATATTCAATCAGTCGAGTTGGCTGGTGTTACTAGACGTAGCCAAGCACAGCGTCATGGACAATACATGATTGCGGCTAGTAAATATTTAAGAAGGCAAGTATCTTTTAAAACAGGAACTGATGCTATAAACTTATCTATTGGTGATATAATTGCTATTTCATCTAGATCTGTGGGTGTAGCATATGGTTTTGGTGGAAAAGTTGCGGCAAATGCATCAGTTAATACTAACAATGTTTTGCTAGAACATTTTACTTCTCCTGCTATTACAGAAAGTACTATTTTAGGTAATACTTTACCATTAGTGTTACGACATATAGGACAACAAAGTGACAGAGTTGAATATTATGTTGTTAGTAACACTGCATATCAAGTTTTAACAACAGGCAATGCTGACTCAGGAATTGATTTAATTGAATTAAAAACTACTGAAAGATTTGATCACAATAGTAATGCGTTTAAAACTACAGATGTACAGTTTCAAGCAAATACTGTTCCGATAAAGGGTGATTTGTGGAGTTTTGGTGAAGGTGAACTAACTAATTTTTATGGAAATCGAAATGATAAGTTATTTAAAGTAACATCTCTTGAACGAAATGAAGACGAAAAAATAACTGTAGCTGGTGTTGAATATGTTCCAAATGTGTATTCAGATTCAGACACAGTAATTAACTACACACCACAAAGATATGATGATACTATATCTGCATTAACTGCTCCTCCTCCGCCTATATTAAAGTTACAACATATACCTACAAGATTAAATGATGGTTCAGTAAGACACGATTTATTAGTAAATGCTACTACAAATAGAACAGGATATCCGTTATTTATTTCAACAGAATACCAAATAGCTAGACCTGTTGATTCTGTAACTATAACTTCGCAAACTGCGAGTCTTCCGTTAACAATGACTTGTAATAATATCGGTTTATTAGCAAACAATCAAACCAGTGCTTTAATTGGTAAGAACGGTTTTCAAACTATTTTAGGAACTATTCCTGTATTAGTTGAAACTACAGCAACGGTAGACGTTGAAAGCGGTGTTTCTAATGGTAATATTCTTCTTACTATTGTTGGATTACCCGATATTTATGATGAAAATTTTTCAAATCATATGTTATTAGTTAATGATGGAATAACTACTTTTAGCGGTTTAAAAGGTTATGATCATATAACTATTCCTATTAACGAAAAATCTAATACAGGTACTGGTGGACTTGGTTTTATTGACAATAAAAGTAGATTAGTAGACTTTAGCGCAAATGTAGTAGATGCTAATGTTGCTGGTATTGCAAACAGTAAAATTAAAATTCAAAACGAACATTCTGGTTCTATTAAGTTATCCGATATATTAGAGGAATCTCCGTTTTACGCATATCTTGGACAAATTTTAGATCCTTCTACATTTTCAGCTAATTCTATATATCTTACAGGTACTTCCTTAGTTTCAAGTGTTACTAATGCAAATATAACTGCGGGAATTTCTGGTGGTAATTTTACTCAACCGTTAGAAACTAATTTAAGATTTAAAAAGCAAGTACGAGTTTTTGTTGATGGAACTGAAAAAGCAACTTCTGAATTTTCTTTAGACTCCGGTAATTCGTCTGTTACTATTACAGGATTGGATGGTACAGAACAAGTTTGTAAAACTATAGCAGATGTTTATACAGTTCCAACAATTGAAGTTGGAGATAATATACAATTTTCAGCAGGTAATGTGTATTCAGTTGTAAATACTAGTTATTATGTAGGTAGTGAAAAATATAATACTACTGTTACCGCAAATCAAATTTATAGAGTTCAAGTAAAACAAAGATTATCCGCTAATTCTTCTGGTGTAACAGCTGTTAATATTAGTCCTGATATAACTTTTGGAACAGTTAATAATGTTGAAGGATCTACTTTTACTTTAGATTATAATCCAGCTACTGTTCCTGGTACGTGGAATTTAGCAAGTCATAATGTATACTCTATGGCACTTTCTTCTGGATTTGAATCTCTAACTATACCACATGATAGAATTATTAAAGCTATAAATCTTGGGATAACAATAATTAGAGCAAGAAATGTAAATACCCTTAAAAGACGTAGTCCTTATAGTACTCAATCAATTCAAATTGATCAACTTCCAATACAAAAAGTTACAGATTTAACATTTACTGAAAGTTTATATTTAGATACTACCGTCGGTGTGTCGGTTAGAGCCATTGTGTCTTTTACTCACATATCAAATCAAGAAATTACAGGCTACGAGTTATCTTATCGAGTTACTGGGGAATTGACAGATTTAACTTCTTTTAATACGGTTATTGTACCAGCATCAGGGGTTGACAGTGATGGAAAAATAAGATATACTATAAATAATATAGATCGAGGAAGTGTGTCTGCAATAAATACATTAATTGTTCGGGTAACTCCCTTAAATAATGATATCAGAGGTGTTAGTGCAGAAGTACAGAATGCAATTATTGGAAAATCCGCACTACCACAAAATATTATAAATTTTAGTGCAGGTCAACTTGGGGACACAATAACACTATTTTGGCAATACGTAACGACACTTACAGGGGAATTAATTGATTTAGACTTAAAAGAGGTTATAATCAAACGAGCTTCGGGAGCAATTGATACAGCAGGTTTTGATGCAGCTTTTCAAACAGCTGATCCTTTTGTAACAGTTAGTGCCGGTTCTACACGTAAAGCACGACCAATTGATACATTTGGTACATTTACATATTTAGCAAAAACCCGTGATACTAGTGGTAATATGAGTACGAATGTAGTTGGAATAACAATTACTACAAATAGAACTGCTGTTGTTAGGGTATTTAAAACTTATAGTGAAGATAATCCGGGTGGAAATGTTGTTTCAGGTTTTCCTAACTCAAATAGAACAGAAACTAATTTTCCAAGTTTCGCAAATTCTAATACTGGTGGTATAGTATCCGCAACATTTGATTCAAGTCTTGTTGATAATGCAAATGGCACATCATCAGGATGGTCTGTTGTTAGTCTTGCTCCTACAGATTTACAGTTTAGTGGTAATTCTGCTTTTTATCAAACACAAGTAAGAGATGTTACTGCTAATACTGCTTCGAGTATTACAGCAAACGTAATTGGAACTTCTGCTACTGCTTCTACTTGGAATACTTTTAGAACAGACATAGCTGCAGGCGTAACAGAAGTCAGTGATGATAATACTATTATAATTGATACCGCATGTGGAGGAGCCGAAGGACTAGGAACTGTTTTAGGATTTAGCAATTCTGCTGCTGCCGCAGTTACGTTTGATGAGCTTATAAATAAAACATTAATAAGTGGCGGATCTACAGGAAATGTGTATGCAATTTGGAATGATGGACAATTTGTTAATGATATATCTAATTCAAACAGTTATTCATTAATTGCAGAAGTTGTTAATGCAAATGCAGTAAAATTAGGTGAAAGTTATTTTGCAAATGGAGAACCAACAGGAGGTAATACGTTTGCAAACTTAGCTACTGTAGTATCTAGTTATAAATTAGTAGATTTATCTCAATATAATGATCCGATAGGAACTACTACAACTTTTGCTGGAGATTCATCTACTATTACTAGTAATTTACTTATGCGAGTTACATCTACTGATCCGTTCTTTGCAAACGGTAATGTAAATATTAGTACTTTTGGAAGTTTAGGAACCAAGGGATATGTGGTGCATTCTTCTGGATTTCAAACTTTGAGGTATTTTCAATTACAATATAATGTTCAAAATAGTAACCCTGCAGGAACCAATTTTATTATAGATCGTTTTGAATATACAATAGATAAACAAATAATTAGTTTTACAGTTGAAGCTGTTCATACTGCAAATAGTGACGTTGGTGGTAATACACTTATTGATTATACTTCTGCTGGATTTGCTAATCCGCCGGGAATTTCATTAACTGTTTTAGAAAGTGCAAATGTTTTAGCAGCACCGACTGCGGTAATTATTGGAAGAACAGCAACAGGAGCAAATATAAATGTTATTTTTGCATCTAACAGCCAATCAGCAGTAGGAGATAGAGTGCTAGCTACAATGACTGGCGTTTAAGGAGAAAATTTTATGGCACTAGGAAGTTCAAATACTTTTGTGTTAACAGGAGCGGGTAATTCAATTGCCACGTCTCGAATACATTTAAATGGAAGCTTACAGTCGTTGGTGCAGTCTTTTTATAGTACCTCAGTACCTGCACCTCAAAACTATGTAGATACTTCAGGAGCTAATACATCAATGGACGGTGATGCAGCTCAAGGAATTTTATATAGAAGTTCAACATTTAATGCTTTATACATTAATGATAAAGCTAATAAGAAAAACGGAGAAGGACCAGGTGCTAACTGGAATAGAGTTGGTATAGGTACAAGATATGAAAACGATTTAGCTAATACTACACCAGCTAATTATCAAATCGGAGAATTATTTGTTACAGTTGGAACGATTGTGGGCGATTCTAATGCTAGATTATATATGAAATCTAGTAATACTGCTACAGCTATTAAGGATGTTGGTATACCACATCCTTTATCTGTAGAAAATACGATGTATGCAGAGCGTTCTATAAGTAATACAAAAATTCAAGCTGCGACAATCACATCACATGAAATTGAAGATAGAAAAATTTCAAATGTGGATATTGAAGCTGTTTCTATTACAGAACATGAATTAGCAGATGATTCGGTAATATTATCAAAAATTGGTTTTGATCTGGCGCAAGCAGTTCCATCAGGATCACTTTTAGCATATGGTGCAGCTAGTGCACCAACGGGATATTTACTTTGTGATGGTACTGCAGTTAATAGAACTACATATGCAGCCTTATTTACAGTTTTAGGATCAACTTATGGGTCTGGAAATGGTAATAATACTTTTAACGTTCCGAGTTTTGGAGACAGACTTGCGTTAGGTAAGGGAACAAATAATTCTACTTTAGGAACTCAAACAGGGTCAATGTCTGCGTCTTCACAACTTACTAGTACGTCTTTTACGCCGTCGTCGCATTCACTAACAACGACTACTGTAGCAGCGTCTGCAAAAGATTCATCAACAACTTCTGTTGTATCTGCTGTTTCAGATCATTCATCCTTAACAGCTACGACAACAATTCCAACTGTAGTAGTTCAATGGATAGTTAAAACTTAAGAAAGAGAGGAAAATAATGGAACTAGAAAAATTAGAAGAGCCATTAGAGTTTATTAAATTTAATGCACTTGACAACGAAACTAGAATAGTGTATTGTGGTTATAGAAAAATAACAAATGAAAGTAAAGGAGAGTTAATTCAAAGAACTTTTCCTTATGATCAATTTATAGAAAAGGAACCTAGAGTAGCAAATTTACTTAAAGGTATGGTTTTTTCACTTTATTTAGAAGAAACGCCTACAGTAAAATATACAGAAAAAAAATGGTTAGATGGAAGATTGGAACCATTAAACGAAGATGAAGCAAATTATTGTAGAGACTTAGTCATGAGAGCAACAATTGGTGAAGAGTGGGATGACTTACTTAAACCACCCAGTGTTGATGAACAGGTTGAAGAATTTATTAAAGAATTTTTTGAAGAAACGTCAGAACCTGTTGAGCAAAAGGATTATTTAGAAGAATTTTTCAAAGAATTAGAAGTTGAAGAAGATGAAAACTCAAATGATAAAGAAAATAATTAATAATTAGCTTGTTTAAAGGATAAAAAAACATGGCTTTAACAAAAGTAACATCACCTGTTATAGAATCCAATGTAATTAGTAATACAAAAATTGCTAGTGCAGCGATTGAAAGCAGACATCTTAGTAATTTATCGGTATTAGCCCGTCATTTGGGATCGACGGCTAATACAGCGATGATTCAATCAAATATTGATATTGTATCAGGTAATGTAGAATCTTTACAAACAAATTTAACTGTTAATATTAATACTGTGTCAGGTAATGTAGA